GAACTAAGTTGTCTAATGCTCATACGCGCCTCGTATTGGTAATTTGTTGAAAGTTTATCATGTAGGGCTTTATTTATATAGTGTTTGTAGTATTAACTATTACAGTGCCAATCTGTCCAAATCCTGTAGCACTAATTGGGGCTATCTTTATGAAGCCTGGCAAATTACTTGGGCTAGACAATCCAGATACAAACCCTACAGTAGCAATCATTGAAGCAGTTGACGGATAAGCTGTGGGTGTACCCGTTACAGCTGGAAGAGCTGCAAGGGAAACGTCTGTGGATTCAGGCAGCCACCAAAATTCTACATAATCATTGGCATTTAAGTTAATAAAGTAGTTCCAACCAGAAATTACTTTTGTTGGTACGCCCAAGCTTTTTCTTGCCTGTAACGACACAACTCCGTTTGTGCCAGGAAAATCAACATTATTAATACGAATCCAAACGTTTATGTCTTGTGCCGCATTATTTAGATTAGAAAACTGACCGCTCCAAGTTAGGCTATATACCCCAGCAACAAGGGTTCTAATCCTTGATGTCTGCCTAGAAGTCATAGCTCTTGATGCTAAATTTCCAGATGTACTAGTTGAGTATGTACCTGCCGCTCCTAACGTCCCGGTTAACTGGTTTGTAATATATACCCCATAGACAGTGACAGTGGTTGAGGCAATGCTAAAAGTGCTTCCGTCTGGGACATTTAATAAATAGGTTCCTACACCACCAGACCCCGTTAATAAAGCAGCAATGCGAGTCCCTGCTGGCATGGCAATAGCGCCAGTTAAATAGTTACCTACTACTAAAGTGCCAGAAGTAACGGCTGTTACATTTAATATGTTATTTGTAACGCTACCCGTTACAACCCCAGTCTCGTACCCAGTACCAAAAAGGTGCGAACCAACCGTCAGTGTTCCTGTAATAGCGGAAACCGTTAAAGTTGTAGCAGTTCTATCCCCAGTAAAACTAGCCGTGGTGTCGTCAAGAATAATCTGATTGGTATAGTCTACTTGGGTAAACGATATGGGAGATGGGTAGACAGTAGATCCAAATTGACTAGTATTGTCCTGAAAAGAAGCGCTGGGTAATATTATCCCGTTACCATTACCAGCAATCTCGTTCCCATAGAACCTAGTGCCCATAAAGGTACCGCCAACAAAGTTACCCCCTAAGAAGCCATTAGACCGAATAAATTCAGACATCATGGACGACACGTTGCTATAAGTTGCCGTGAGTGTGGACGTAGCAACGTTATTAGCGGTCATCACCGTGCCATCAAACTCGCCACCATAGAAGTTATCTGCCCGATAAGACTCGGCTTGGTTGGGGGTTAGGGAATCTAGTTGGTTAAAGTAAAGACGTAATGCCCGAATAATGTCGGTCATCGTCCTCTGATCATATTCAGCATTCGGTATAGGTAAGGCGGGGGCCCTAAATCGCTCTAGAGCCATTAACGCTTACCATCTGCACGCCCGTCTAGGCGGGGACTACCTAACTGCCATTGAACACCTAGAGCATTAGAACTTACTTTAATTGCCATTTGACGAGCCCGAGCCCTTATAAATACTTGATCTGTATAAACCCCTATAGAGCTTTCTACTACACTTTGGCTGTCAAACGGGTCTACTTCAAAGCTACTACCCGGGAAGTTCCGAGGGCGTATAGCAAAATTAACCGTTGGAGTAGCAGCGGTAGAAGCCGTAAAGTTAACGTCAGGGATCATACGACGGGTAAGAATAAACTTTTCACCATCATCTAAGTCAAAGTCAGACGACTGGATATATGCTGCCATAGGCAAGGTGTCGTCATTAATGCCGTTTTCATGGTCAAGTAAATACCCAATCTGTGCAGTACTGTCGTATTGAATGGCTTGTGGAAACTCCCTTGACGGAGAATCTAGCCAAGCAGTGCGCTCAATATTGCCGTAGTACCAGATTTTCTCAAGGTAGTTATAAATTATGTAGCGGTTATTTGTGTTTGAACTAGCACTGGGGTAGAACCACCACACTTCATTAAACCCTTCATTAGTGCCAGACACAATCTTATCCGCTTGGCTGTAGTCAACGTCTTGGAATAAGAAAGTACGCAAGGTGCAAGGGAGCGTCTCAACTCGTCCAGAGTAAGCATAAAATTTATCATGCCCCATCCAGTATGTAACGTTATTAGCTGATGCACAGGCACGGGGGGAGATAATTGAAATGTTATCCGCTAATTCTTGCAAACTAAACACATCTGTTGTGCCAGTATATTGGAACGAATACAGGTGGGAATCCGTGAATACTAAGATTTCTTGTCGGGTTGGTAACGCACGGACAATCTGTGAACCACGAGAAACCCGTATAAATCCCGCTGTATTAGTAGGTAGTGGGTTCCATACGTTAGGCTGATCTTGGGTAGCCCAACGAATTAAAAGAGGGTCAAAGTCAGTAGATAAACCACCAAAAGGTTGAGCGCCAAAAGCTAGTAAATGTTTGTCGTTTTGCGATACGAGCACCTGCATTGCCTTATTAGGCACAGAACTAGGAGCAACACCGTTAAGAGTAAGCCCAGACAGAAGAACAGCTCGAGTTGAAAGAGCGTTATCAATAGGGGCAGTCCCACGTTCCCAATAGTAAATTTCGCCATCACGAATGTTGGCTACAGCGTCATTATCAAAGTTATCAAACCACCAATCACGTTGCGGTAGGTTTACAGGTGTAGCACTCGCAAGTCCCCAACCAATACCAGGAGCACTGTATACCCCCGTACCCCATCCATAACCTAGCGTATTCCCAGCGTTACCAATAGAGATTTCATACTTAGAAGTTACCGCACCACCACCATTTCCAACGTCAGAAATATTAGCTAGTACAGGTAAACCTGTAGTTGAGCTTTTGGCAGTAATACTATATGCGTTAGCATTGATCGTAGTTACTTCGTAGTTTTGATTAAGAACTGCAGCGGTAATATTGCCACCAAGCGTCACTGCCCCACTAAACGTAACAAAATCACCCGTACTAGTAGCTGATCCAGAGTTAACAACTACTAAAGTAGAAGATCCAGTAGTAGCAGTAAAAGTAGTAGCGTTTACAGATGTAGCCCTAAGAGGGGTTATATCGTAGAAAATACCGCCTACTTCAATATATAGTTTTTTATTTGTACCAATTCCAAGCAGATTATCAGAGTAAGTCGTTAGCCAGTTGTACATTTGCCGACCAACACCAAGCATAAAGTTAGGGGTAGCCCTAATCCACCCACCTATTTTTTGCGGGTACCCAGACAAAAAACGAATCTTGTCGCACTCAAACCAACCCCCTTCGTTAGAGTAATTGGTCTGGTCCCGGTTCAACCCCGGTTTAAAGTTAAGTTTGATAAATGGCATACTGGTTTACCCTAAGATAAAAATAACGCCCGTTCATCGTTTCTACGAGTGACCAAGCCTTTTAATACTTTACCCCCAGCCAGCGTATATTTCAAGAACTCCTCTGCCGCTTCTTCCATTTCGCCCCGAATAACCTTCTGACGGAGGGTGCTGCGCTGTAGTGTTCCCAGACCAACATTAAAGCTAAAAGATACAAGAGCATCGAATTGACCTTGAGTGAGCTTGACAGGACAGAAGCGTTCAACACCTCGCTCAAAGCGATTAAGATCGTCTCTAAGAATGTCATCTACTTCCTCCATCGAAAAGGTACGGTCATCTTTGTACTCCAGTGGGTAGGCATCCCGCTCGTCTATTTTTAACGCACCTTGCCGTGGATAGAGTACATGCCCGACACCAATCGTCCACAATTTTGCGGGACAGCGATATGGACGCTGACGGACACCCTCATGGTGCTTAATCATTTTGATGGCTTTATCGCTTACTTTCACTTCTTAAATGCCTGTGTTCCAAACCAGAAAGAAACAATACTTGCCCAGATGATCTGAGTTTCATCATCCCATAGGAGGTTTAACGCTACGTCAAATGGCACTTCCCGATGAAAGGCAAACCAAAACCCAAATAACTCTACGAACATAAACATAATGAACATACCGTAGGTAATGGCTGGTCTAACCATTGCCCTAGAATTCGTAACCCACTGGGAAGCACCTTTGCCAATCTCGATGTCGTGAGCATACAAAGACGCCCTTTCTTGGGCTTGGGTTTCCATTTGGACTTGCTCGGTGCGAATCTCTTCCACACGGGCTTGAGCGACATAACCCGCTTCCATAAGTTTTAATTCCCGTTCCGTCTGCATAGCAGCCATAGCCAGCTCATGCTTCTTGTCGGATTTATCTTGGAAAAACCCTAGTAGGCTAGGTAGTCCGCCAGACAGGAATGATATAAGGGTAGTAAATAAGGTAATCATTTCTTTCCTCTTTCTTCAAGGAGTTTGACCCGCACATGGAGGTCATGGAGTTCTTTGTACAGTTCCTCACGCATTTTTGCTCTACGCTCGGCTGAAATAGGACTGTCCGTTGGGACGCCTTCGTTAGTAATTAGGGCTGGCATCTTGCCTTCAATCTGGGTCAGGCGAGTCTGAAATGAGGATACTTGACCGAGTAGCCACGCTATACAGGCTACTAAGATCGGAATAACCGCCTTTAGTATATCTTGCATATTCATCTTTTAGACCCCCATACTATGTAATAAGCAATCCAGCCTGCTGCCATAAAGCACCAGAACTGCACCCATTTAACCTTTGACAACTCGGCATCAAAGTACTTCTTGTCTTCTTTCTCAAGCCGTTCAATCTCGGTCTTGATGTCTAGCACCTTTTGCCACTCTTTGGTGCCGTGCTGCTTTATAAAATCCACCCTTAATTTGTATTCTTCATCACTTATCTTCTTGCGGTGTTTGTACTCCTCAAGGGCTTTAAATATTGCCCGTTCTTTTCTTAACTCTGCTTCTCTACGCTCACGAATCTTGGCGTTTGCCCGTTCTTTCGCTACATCTACTGCTTCCTTCTGAACATCCTCAATGTTCTTACCGATCTCTCGCCCAGCCTCTCGACCAGTCTTAATCCCCTCGCTGATCCCCT